TCCTTAATTTAAACTAGCAGAGCCCCGTAGACGAGTGTTGTACGGGGTCAGAAGCAATGAAAAGTTAAAGATGGCGGCAATATGAAGCCGAACACAGAGATAAAAATTCATATCGTGAGTAAGCCCAGACGGCCACTCGCATTTTCTTTGGGACCAGTACTTAAATGTGCCTCGCCGTGCATGCCAGCGTGTGATAACCAATGGACCACACTGCAAGGAGCCATCAGTAGGTTCCTGAAGCAAGTTGGAATGATCGACGAGGAACTTCTTCTAGAGCTAATAGCTTTCGTAACTGCATATGTAAGAAAATACAGGCAGATACCCAGGGGAGAGATATCCCTGGAGAATTACCTCAGTACGTCAAACTACACAATGGAGAAGAAAGAAAAGTTCAGGAAACTCAAAGAAAAACAAATAGGAATGCCCAGGAGACCGATTTATCGGTCCTTCGGGAAGCAAGAGTTTATAAACGTGGGAGCAAACCACAACACAATGCTGAAAACCTGCAGGTGTATTAACGGTCCCGAAGATCGATGGAAGGTCTTTGTTAACCCCCTGATGCATGCTGTGGAAGAGGTTGTATGTCATGATGAGGAATATGCAAAACATATACCGGTGCATCTGAGACCTCGAGCAGTCCTGGAGAGGATGGGCCATTTACCTGGTCCATACTATACCACTGACTACTCGAGTTTTGAGGCCAGCATCACAGCCCCCATTATCAACGCTGTTGAAAACGTGCTTTACAAGCACGTTTTAGCCAACTACGCTGATGAGGTTGATCACATAACAAAACAACTAGTTTCGCGCCGAACCCTTAAATTTAGGGGTTTCACGGTTCGGTGCGATGCGGTGAGAATGAGCGGCGATGCCAATACATCACTCGGAAATGGGTTTACGAACCTAATGCTGATGAAGTTTTTGGCACACAAGCAAGGTCTCATCGTTACCGGGTTCGTCGAGGGAGACGACGGACTATTCGTCTATAATAAGCCCCCAGATTTTGGCCTGATAGCAAGACTGGGTTTTGAGCTCAAGGCAGAAAAGCACGACAACATATATGACACGTCCTTTTGTGGGATGATGCTATCCCAATCGCTTGCAGTATTCGCCGATCCAATCTACGAGATAGTGAAGTTTGGCTGGTCTGCATCGAGTATGGCAAACTCACGCAAGGACAATATAAGAAGAGGATTATTGCGAGCAAAAGCACTGTCCCTATTTTATTGTCATCCACGTTGCCCTGTGATAACTGCGCTTGCAGCTAGGTTTATAGACCTCACTTCAGGAGTGGAACCTATATTCTCCAAAAATTATTGGGAATTACAAATGTCCAAAGGTTCTAAGAAGTTCAGCGATCAAGCGCAAGCAGAGTTTGATCGAGGGATAACGATCCAGGACAGGGTAGATTTCAATAAGCTGTACAATATAGACCCACAAACGCAAATGGCATTTGAGAAATACGTGTCCCGAGTGAGCGATTTGGATGAACTCGACCATTGGTCCATCGATGAGATGCTCAAGACTTACACAATCCTGATACGATTGAGACAAACACATAC